TCGGTAAGTAACTTGAATTCATTTAGTTCTTCTCAATTAGGTAAAGATTCTACATTAGCAACTTTAACAGCATCTTACGATGGTAGATTTACTACATTGAGTACAGTTACTGCATCTTACGATGGAAGATTTTCAACATTAGCAACTTATACGGGTTCAGTTGATGGAAGATTTTCAACATTAGCAACACTTACAGGTTCTAATAATACTAGATTAACAAATTTAGAAACAACAACTGCAAGTTTAAATACTTCGGTAAGTAATTTAAATACATTTAGTGGTTCTGCTAATACAAGATTTACTGAAATCGGTGTGGTTAGTGGAAGCTTAATCACTTCAGCATCAGCTGCTAAAACTACAAACGATTCACAAGGTGTTTCAATAACAAATTTAAACTCTGCAACTGCAAGTTTAATGATTGAAACGGCTAATTTAGAAACATTTAGTTCTTCAGCATTAACTAGACTAGATAATTTAGAAGGTAAAGATATCTCAATCACTTTAACAGGTGATGTGACAGGTACGGGAACTATTACTAATTTAGCTAACGTATCATTTGCAACAACAATTGCAGCAAATTCAGTAGCATTAGGAACTGATACAACGGGTAACTATATGAGTGATTTAACTCAAGGAACCGGCGTAACTATTACACATACTCCTGGTGAAGGTTCAAATGCAACAATTGCAATTGGACAGGCAGTTGCAACTTCATCAAATGTTGTGTTCAACTCATTAGCAGTTGGTGCAATTGCAGCAAGTGGAACTGCTGGTAGAATTGATGCTGCAGGTGATATCGTAGCATTCTCTACATCAGATAAAAACTTCAAAGAGAACATCAAGCCAATCGAAAATCCAATTGAAAAAATAAGAAAGATTAGTGGTAACACTTATGATTGGAAAGAAGAAATGAAAGAGTTCCATGGTTTCGAAGGAAATGATGTAGGTGTAATTGCACAAGAAATTGAAGCAGTATTACCTCAGTTAGTTCAAACAAGAGATAATGGATATAAAGCAGTTAAATACGACAAATTGGTTGCATTATTAATCGAAGGTATTAAAGAACAACAAATTCAAATAGACAATTTAACTTTACAAGTAGAAGAGTTAAAGAAACAAAAAGGTTTATAATAAATGTATGATGTATATTACACCACCGCTGGAGGACCCTGGTTCAATAGCGGTGCTGATATATGGGTAACCGAATGGATAAAAGAAGTGGCACCTAACTTAGATGTTAAGCCACTTCTACTTTTCCATAGACACAAACCTACAAATTACGAAGAATTTCCAATTGACATTGACCACATTTGGGAAACATCCGAAGATAAAATTATTGAAATATTAGAAGGTGCAAGACGCATACATATATTACATGGCCATTATACTCCAACCAGAGCTATTCATCAAAATTTGGAAAAGATTGATTCAATTATTTTCCACAATTTAACGAAAGTGTCTTTGATGGCACAACAAGATAAAGATGAATATCTACATTGGTACGGAAATTGGGAATATGAAAACGAATTAATAAATAAAATTAAAAATAAAGTTTGGGTAGGATTGTATCATTTTCCATATGAAACGGAAAACTTACATCATATTACAAATAATTATACATTTACACAAAACAAAGAACTTTCAACATCAATAGAATTAGGATACGCAGCAAGAGTTGAAGGTAGAAAAAATGTTGAATATATGGATGGATTGGGTGGATATATTTCTACTAATTCAGAAACATTTAACAAATATTATAAAAAGAAATATGGATACAAATTTGAAAAAGCAAAAGTTTACAAGTTTGATTACAAATATAAAGAAAGGTTCTACTCACTTAATTGGGGAGTATCTCATTCTTGCTTTGAATTTGAACCATTCGGATACGGAATTTTTGAAGCAGTGGATTGGGGGAAACTTCCAATACTACATGAAAAATGGCATGTTCCACTTGATTATAAATACAAAGCGATTAACGAGGAAACATTTAAGCAGACCTACGAAACGATTTGTAAAGACGATTACGAAACCCGTAAAGCAGAATTTGAAAAACTTAAAAATTGGATGATTAAACACTTTTCCAATAAAGATGAGTGGAAACAAAAACTTTTAGATATTTATAACGGAGAATAACACTTTATACCATGGCAAGAACAAATTTATCGTTGGGTAATTTATATAGAGCAACACAGGGTTCAGCAAGAACAACACAGGCAGTTTCGTTAAATGCTATGAACGCATCGGCAGGTACACAAGCTGCTTTTACTTCATTTGCAGTTGATTCTATAACTAGAAATTTACCGACTTTCACATATATTGTAGAAAGTACCGAAGAAGCGGCAACATTCTCTTTTGGTACACAAGGTTCTTTACATGGTTCGAGAGTTGGTAGTGTAGCTGCAAACTATACAGTATCATTTAATAATGCTAATTTTACAGTAGGTTCTCCGACATTGGGAGCATCTCCATCGTTTCCAATTACACCGGCAGCAATATCGGTATCAACATATTCGGAAGCCAGTTCAGTATTATCTATGACATATGCTGACGGATATAATTTAAATGCAACTAACTATAATGTTGCATCTACAAAAACTTTATATGCAGTAGACGTTTATAATACAATCAACCAACCTGATTTCTGTTTATTATTCGGAACAAAGATAACTAAAACAGATGGTAGTGTTGTTAATGTTGAAGACCTGTCTGTGGGTGATTCGATTAAAGCATGGGTTCCAGCAGGATTACCAGATGAGTCACAAGATGTGGATAGTGAAAATGTTGATTGGAGATTCTATATGTTAGAAACTCAAACAGGTTCATATCAAGAAGTAAATGTATCGGATATTGTATTTAACTTTGCAAGTGGATATTATGATTTGAATAATGGTTTAATTAAAGCAACTGGAACTCACCCTCTTTGGGTATGGGATAGTGAAATTGAAAAATATCACTTTAAAAATATTGAAGATGTGTTACCTGGAGATTTAGTAGTAACATATGACGAAATGAGTGGATTGAACGAAATTGAAATAACTGATATTGAAGTAGTAAATGCAGATGTGGAAATTGTAACACTTAATGTGGAAAATGCCGATGTGTATTTAGCAAATGGTATTATATCACATAACAAAGGAACAACAACACAACCATATATTCCTTCTGCAGGACTAAGAATGTATGTTGACCCATCAAAAGCATCATCTACAAATGGTACAGCAACAACTGACTGGTTAGACCTTTCAGGATACAATACAGGTATAAGACCTGCAGGTGTAACAAACGCAGCAAGTATTACGGGAGGAAACCCATCATATAATGCGGGAGCAAGTAGAAAAGAAAAATATTGGGCAGCAAATGGTACAAACCAATTCTGGTATAAAGATACTACTACAAATATCAATGGTGGTATTTCTCAATTCAATACTAATACCGGTACGATTCATATGTGGGTAAGACCTACAACAACATTGGGTACAACTACAAGACACATTTTTGACTACGCAGGATTTTATGGTTTAGCAATTGAATCATCAGATAGTTCTACTTTAAATAGAGTAAAATTCTATGGTAGTACATTGGGAAATAGTGCACAATTAACGACATCATTATCGGCAAACGTTTGGTATATGATTTCAGCAACATTCCAACCATCAGGAACTGTAACAGTTTATGTAGATAAAACATCGGTAGGAACATTTACAGCATCAGCATTTACGGCCCCATCATCTACAAACTTTTTAACAGTTGGTAGTAATAGTGCAAGAACAACATTCTGGAACGGCCAAATTGGACCTGTATTATTCTACAATACATTACAATCGGCAACATCAGTAGGACAAGTATACGATTATTTCTCTCCAACATACAAATAAGAATTGTTGTTTTGGTTGAAAATTTTATATTTATATTGAGAATTAATAAATTTAAATTAAAGCATATAAAATGGCAGAAAAGATAGTATCACCAGGCGTATTTACAAAAGAAAACGACCTTTCATTCTTACAACAAGGTGTAGCTGACATTGGAGCAGCATTCATTGGCCCTTTCAAAGAAGGCCCATTAGTACCAACAATCGTAAATTCACAAGCTGAATTCGAACAATTATTTGGAGCAGTTGATGGAACATATTATACTCCATTAGCAGTACAATCATATTTAAGAGAAGCAGGAACTGCAACTATTTGTAGAGTAGCCGGAAAAACAGGTTATACTGAAAAAACTCCTTTATTATTAATAGCAGCATCAGGTTCACAATCAGGTGCATTGGGTATATTATTTAATACAACAGGAAGTGCAGCTGGATTCACAGGAACAACAGTTTCTGATTTAGATGGCGGTGGTGATTTCTCAATTGTATTAGCCGGTGCAGGTACAACATATAGTGCATCTTTAGAATTATCAGATGATAATGATATCGAATCAGTATTTGGTACATCTGCATATGGTGCTAAAGCAGCCTATTCATACGCATTCTTTAAAGAAAACGGATTTATATTCAATACAGGTTCTTATACAATCTCATCAGCCGATGGTATTTTAAGTGGAGCCGGTAAAACAGCGGCATTTGCAGGAAATATAAGTGCAAGTTTTGTTGTATTAGCTGACCAAAAATTTAGTGGTTCGTATGGTACAGGTGAAGCATGTGAGGCATTGACTCCAATAATTAAATCTCAATTAATTTCAGGTGATAGATATTCTTTATTTCAAGTTGAAACATTAGGAGCTGGTAATACTGCAAATACTAAAATAAAAGTTGGTATTTCAAATGTTAAAGCAGCCGGTACTACAAACGGAACTGATTATGGTACATTTACAATTGTAGTAAGAGATTTCAACGATACTGATAAGAAAAAAACAGTATTAGAAACTTATTCAAATGTAAATTTAGACCCCAATTCTCCAAACTTTATTAGTAGAGTAATTGGTGATAGAAAAAGAGAAATTGATTCAATAACAGGTAAAATAACGGAAAGTGGTGATTGGGTAAATAATTCAAAATATATTAGAATTTCATACTTAAACGAACAAGCTCCAGTTCAAGCAGTACCTTTCGGACACGATGCATATCAATTACCTGTAAACGCAGGAGCATACGCAAACTTTATTCCAAGAGTAACATTTACAACTGGTTCAGTAGTAGACTCTACAAAGTATAGTGGTATTGATTTAGATAATAATGCAGATAACAAAATTTATATGAAACCAATTCCTGTGAGTGCAGGAAACGGAGCAAACGCTGTATTCTCATTAGATACTATTTGTGGATTGACATTAACATCAACGACATCTACTGAAATTGCAAAAAGACAATTTGTAGTAGCATTCCAAGAAGGTTTTGACGGATTCGCACCAAATACAAACGCAGCAGATATTGAACCATCAACAACTGCAGGTAAATTAGCATACGGAAAACATATTGCAGCATTATCTAACGCTGACGAATATGATATCAATATGGTAGTTGCACCACACGTTAATAGAGCAGACCATTCAGCTGTATTTACTTCAATATTGGATATGGTAGAACAAAGAAATGATGCATTCTTTATTGGAGATGCGGGTAACGCAAATACAAATATAGCAGCAACTATAACACAAGCTCAATCAGTAGATTCAAATATGGCAGCTGTTTATTATCCTTGGATTAAAACAATCGATGTAAACACAAACAAACTTATCACAGTTCCACCATCGGTATTATTACCTGGCGTATTCGCAGCAAACGATAGAGTAGCAGCAGAATGGTTCGCACCAGCAGGTTTGAATAGAGGTGGATTGATTGGAGCAGTTAGTGTATTGAATAGATTAACGCAATCTGAAAAAGATGATTTATACGAAAACAAAGTAAATCCAATCGTTCAGTTCCCAGGACAAGGTATCGTAGTATTCGGACAAAAGACATTACAAGATAAACCATCTGCATTAGACAGAATTAATGTAAGAAGATTATTATTAACTGTAAGAAAATACATCGCATCTACTTCAAGATATTTAGTATTTGAACAAAATACTTCTGAAACAAGAAATAGATTTTTAAATATTGTTAACCCTTATTTAGAATCAATCCAACAAAGACAAGGTTTGTACGCATTCCGTGTTGTAATGGACGATTCAAATAATACTCCAGATGTAATTGATAGAAACATTATGAAAGGTGCTATCTTTTTACAACCAACTAAGACCGCTGAATTCATTCAAATTGATTTCAACATCTTACCAACTGGAGCAGCATTTAACGGATAATTTAAGAAATAGATATTTATATAAAAGAATTAAAAAATAAAGTAAAATGCCAGAAATATTAGAGTTTGATAAAATTTTCTATAAGAACTTTGAACCGAAGTTAAGTAATAGATTCATTATGGAAATTAACGGTATAGAATCATATATCGTTAAAACTGCGAATAGACCTACATTCACATCGGAAGTTGTTGAATTAGACCATATCAATGTAAAAAGAAAGATTAAAGGAAAGTCTACATGGGATGATGTAAACATTACTCTTTATGACCCAATTGTACCATCAGGTGCACAACAAGTTATGGAGTGGATTAGACAATCACATGAGTCATTAACAGGTAGAGATGGATACGCAGCTTTCTATAAGAAAGATATCACATTCTATATTTTAGGACCAGTAGGTGACAAAGTTGAACAATGGACTTTGAAAGGAGCATTCATCAGTTCAGCAAACTTTGGTGAATTGGATTGGGCATCAAATGACCCAGTTTCAATTGAATTGACATTGGCTTATGATTACGCTATTTTAGAATACTAATTGTATTAAAATTATAAAAGAAAGGGATACCCACAAAGTATCCCTTTTTTATTTTTTTAAAAACATAATATATATAATAAACACATTAGTTATATTATGGAACAAAATATTGAACAACAAGTTACAAGAGGGTTAGGTACACAACCAACTCAAACACAAAAATCATTCGCATTTCCAACTGAAACTATATCATTACCTTCAAAGGGATTGGTATATCCAGAAAGCAATCCCCTATCAAAAGGAGAGATTACTATTAAGTTAATGACTGCAAAAGAAGAGGACATTATTACAAATCAAAATTTAATTCGTAAAGGATTACATTTGGATAAGTTATTGGAATCAGTAGTGGTTGAACCAGGAGTAAACATTAATGATTTAGTATTGGGTGATAAAAACGCAATCTTAATTACATCTAGAATATTAGCA